AATTGTTATGCAAAATCTATTGACAATATGGGCCAAATATGCCATTTACGAGAGCTATTGACAAATCCCTGAAATTATAGTAGATAGGCCATATGGATTATAACATTACGTTACATTCTGGGATACGCTCAATTACACATATATGTATTTGTCGATATATCTATAGTAATTAGACCAATATCGATAGTAATATTCTTTTATGATTCTCTATAGAATAGGTCAAATAAGGCCTTCTAAAGGCCTTCTGAGACGTGTTAAATATGGGGGGGATATAGGAGTTAGGGTGTATCTTTGCCAATTTGTGCAGCATTATCCAAGAGCTTAGTATGATCTTCTATTGTCTTATATATGGCATCTTGGAAGGATTTGCACATCTTGCACATATCCATCATATGAGGATACTTTGCCCATTGAGCTTTATTTGTTTCTATTGAGCATTTACTACACATTGGTCTTGTCATTATTAGATTCCTTTATCTACTATATGTATAGTATAGCATTTATTGGATTACCCCGTTTTTACTGCAAAGGACTCTTACTCCTTTTGGTCTTTCTAGACCAAGTATTAGTCTTACTTGCAGTAGTTCCTCTAGATGTATCTTCTATTAGGGCTTTATTCTTATCTAGGGCATATTGAGCATATTGGATCTGTTGATCCCAGTTGAACTTCCGTTTTTTTGTCATATTTGTATTCTACTATATTAGTATGATTCTAGTCAACCAAATGTCTTCTACTCGGCGATTTCACTAATTGCGATCAATATGTATTATATTAGCCATTCCTGTGATCTTCTAACATCTATATCCCAGGAGCCCATATTTAAGAAATCTTCAGACTCTTTAAGCAAATAGTACTCTCTATTTTTTCTTAGTGTCATAGAATATCTATTTTTAAGATTTTCGTCACTTTCTATGGTTTGTGCCCGTCCAGATGGAGTTATAACTTCTACAAAATTATGATGATATTCCAATCCTGTAGAGCCATCTCTTTTAATTAAACGTTCTAATCTTTCACGATAATCATCATCTTCATACACATAAGGGTAAAATTTTTCATCAAAAAGTCCGATTTTTCTTACAACATTTTCACCAAGGGAAAAGCAGCTAAACCCTTCAGTTGATGATATCATTTTAGATTCACCGCTATTATCATAAAACTTCTTTAGTGAACCAGGAGTCCAGTGTGTATCCGCAGAAGAAAATAGCCAATACTTTTCATGAGGATATAGTTTAATGGTTAAATTCCAGGAGCCAGACATACCTAGGTTTGATGGCAGGTTTAATACCCTAATATTTAAATCTTTTCTTTTAGGCGTATATGCTTCTGGGCCGTTGTTAATTATTAAAATTTCCTTAATAGGAAAGTCTATTAATTCTAAATTTTTATCCAGCAAGTCATATCTATTCAACACTGGTATGGCAAGTAAAGGTATCAATTTATGATTATTCTGATATATCTTCTTTATCGATATTTTCTTGTAGATCTATATTGTCTAGCTCTATTGATAGATAGGCTTCAAGGTTATCTAGAATGCCCATATTACTTATTCCCGCTGAAAAATCCCCATGATGGCTTTGGTTCTTCTGGTTCACCAGTTGATTTATTTACAGGTACACAATTAGGTACTTGTCTGCCATTCTTATCTTTCATGCCTACCTGCTTATATCCGCTCCAGCAAGCCTTTTCCATATTGTTCCACTTATCTAAGTGCTCATCATCTGAGATATAGTTCTTAGAAACATCTTCATCTGAAAGTTTTTCAGATTTATCCATTCCCTTATGTCCTTTACACATTTCCATATCGCATCCGCCTGATGCTTTACATTCCATACAACCTTCACAGTCGCATCCTTCAGTGTCTTCCATATCGTCTTCTTCTTCAACTTCAATCTCAATTGCCTTAGTGATAGGGTTGACTACATCATCAAGCATATCTTTAATCTCTTCTACGATCTCATTTAATTCTAGTGACTTTTTCATATTTTTCTCCCTATTAACTATTTTACGAGACCAAGAAAATCCTGCATCCCCGCCCCAAGCAAGCCACATAATCTTACCATTTGAAGGACTTTCTGCGTTATCCCAATCTTTACCTTTTTTATCTACTTCATGACGAGAAAAATAAGAATACATTCTTTTAACAGTAGATAGGCTTAAGGTTTCGCCTCTAGCCAATTGTCCAGCTCTAGTCCAGCCTACAGCAGTTCCTGCACCTTTAGCTTTACCCTGCTCTTTTAGCTTAATTGCTCTACGTGCAGCAGACTGCATTCCTGAAGTTGGCTTATATCCTGTTTTTTCGCTCATAGAACTATTATACCATTTACGTTCTTTTATCTATGTGGTGGGCTATCTCATTACATTTAGTACATAGGCTATATATATCTTTAAATGAATTAACATATAGATATAGGGTGTTAACTTCACCACATATATTGCATCTCATTATGTGAGATCCAACATAGTATCTCTAGGTACATCATCGAATATGTATCTATTTAGTTCTTCATCATATTCCCAAGAACGCCATCCATCTGAATCCCGCCAAACATTATATACTGCATCTTCTTTTAGCCTTTCAGCAATTAGATCATACATATGTACTTCATCAAATAAAGCTACTCTTAAACTATCCCATCCCAAAAGGAATCTGACCAATCTATCTATCATTCTTTCCCACCTTCATTAAGTTCCCAATATGGGATGCCGTTTTCATCATAATCCGATCCTAATCTACCAAGCAGTTCCTGAGTTTTAGGATCTATCTTCCATGTTTCTAGCATTACATCTAGATTAAATTCACGATCAAATTCATCAGAATTCACGAGTTGTCTCTCCCGCCGCACTTTTCGCTTCACTAATTGGGGTCAATATGTCTTTCTTCCAATGTAAAAAAGATTTAATGTAAACGGCGGTATAAGCAACAGCGGCAAGTATAAAACCGTATTGATCAGTGATCACTGCATAGACAACCCACAAGCATTCGTTGAATATGAGCCATAACCATGCCCACCTATGTTTACGACCTACAAAGTAAATGCCTGTAACACCTATTGCCGCTAGTATCCACGACCATGCCATTACCAGCCTCCCAAGCATTCGTCTGAATGAGTGTGCATTTGTCGCTGTACGGTGTATGCACCCTTTGTAGGGGCATAGAAGTCCTTGTAGCAGGCACCACAGTTGCCACTCCACTCTTCAGCAAAGAAGTCATATGAAGCCAATTTAACCATTTTGTTTTTATTGTGTTTCTGATTCATTATCTACCCACAGATGTTTATTATCCTCAAAAGCTTTAAGGATAGCCGCTCTAATTTGTTCATTTTTGATAATTTTTTTATGTGTACCATCACATTCTGGATAACTATTTGATGCACCACACTTACATACTGACATTTTATTCCTTCACCGCCAAAATGTTTTTACAGTTAATGAGAAGATATTTATTGCCTTCATCATCTTCAATATCTGTTCCACTGTGTTCTGGATAATATACTAAATCACCAACGTTGATGCCATGAATAGGAATGATCTCGCCTTTATAATTTGTTTCACCTTCACCTTTAAATACCACCTGTCCAACTTTTGGACCAGTATCCGAAATAGCTGAAGATATAACTAAACCAGTTTTAGTAGTCTTTTCTCCAGAATCAATCTTAGTAATTAAAAGCATATTGCCTAGCGGCTTAATCATTTTATTCCTCTACTTTAAATAGTTCCCAATGTGGGATGTGCGTAATAGACTTTCTAATATCATATGAACCGTCTTCAGTAAGAGCTTCTACAACAAGTACCGCATTTATTTCAAAGTCTCCCTCGGCAAAAAGTGATACCCCAGCATTTTCTTGATAGGTATCTGCTACCATATCTTTAATTGGTTTGTAATAATATTTAGTCAACTATTGATCTCCTGCCTGATTTTTCAGCCTGCTTACGAGTTAAGCACCACCAAGATACTGAAATGGATCCATTAGTAACTTTTACTGTCCACCCAATAATATTTTTTTTATATTCAATGTTGTTCATTTATATATTGTATTATTTATATTTGTTTTTGTCAATAGGCCTTCGCCAATTACGATATATCTCAAACTTATCTAATGAAAATATAACAGATTCTCTAGTTACCTTACAATGTTCCGCTATCTCTGTAACCGATTTTTCTTTAATTACATACTGATCGTATAGCCATTCTTTATTTGTATGATTAGATAAAGGCATCTAATTCCAGTATTTTATCTACAGCATCATCTATATCTTTATGAATGTCTGTTCTGAATACATCATCTATTATTCTTTTACACATGAATACCCCTAAAATGAAATGCCCCGCCAAAAGTATTAGCGGGACAAATCATCATTATTTAATTATATTTTCTTGCGTCCAGTTTTCTTTGGTGGTTTTGGCGTTAGACTGGTTTCTCTACGAATACCATGTCTATTACGGTCTACCACTAAGCCTTGACGTGGATGCTTTTTAGTTGCTTCACGACTTGTTACAGCTCCAGATGCAGATCCTGCTGCTGGAGGTGGAGTCATACCTGTACCATCTTCGGACATTAGTCCATCCTTACTTGAGGTGCACTTGTAAGTGAAAGTTCTGTTGCAGTTCCAAGAGTATCTTGGGAATCTGTTCCAAACATTTCTGGTGAGTTTAATTGTCCTGGTCCTACATCATAAACATTTTGGTTAGGCATTTCTGCACCCATGAATGCTTGCGAACCGCAACCACACATTTCGCACATATTAGTTACCTGTACCGAATGCTGATGTTTCTGCAGCAGTGTGAACCATCTTATTAGTAGTTCCTGCTGGACCTTGTGAAGACTTGTCTGCTGCAGGAAATGCTGCTGCTGGTGCTTCTGTATAAGATTCTGTACCCCAAGGTGAGGTTGGAGTAATCTTTGGATCTGTAAATCCTGTGGTGTTGATACCGTCTGTCATTTTATTTCTCCTATAGGTTGTTAATTTAGATGGGTCTAGAATGCCATCTATCCCTCTATTATAGCATTTAGTTGATTAAGATCTATACTTTTTATGCCAACAGTCGTCACAAATTTCTATTATTTTAGTTTCTGTTGAGGTCAATCTTTTAGCCTTATTATCACAATTAGGCATTTCACACGTGTTTTCTAAGGACACTACTTAGGTCCCTTAGCTTTCTGGCCACGATAACCAGTTTTTTTAATATTCATTGATCCAGGCTTTTTTTGACCACTGGTGTAAGTTGCTGCCTGTCTTTGTGCTAGAGCACGTTGCATTTTATCTAAATGCTTTCCCATTATCTTAATTTCCCGCCAAATTTATTCCAAGCTCTCTCGTGCAAAAAGAATCCTAGGGCCTCACACGCTGTATATATGATTGCAAATGTGCCAGCATATTCCCAATGTGCTTCGCCAGTAATGGCCATTTCAAAGAAATAGACTAGTGTGCCAACAAACCCAATATGAACTGCTGGCCATGTAATTGATTTATATAAACTTCTTTTATTTGATTCCATAATACTACTATACTCTTTCTGTTAGGTGAATAAAATAGGGCGGGAGTTTAATCCCGCCCTATTTATAATTACTTCTTTAGTGCAACCTTAGCCTTTGGATTAGCCTTGTTCCACTTGGTAGCTAACTTATTATATTCATTCTTATAAGTTACCTTAGCAGCTGCTGCTGCAACATCGTATGCTGACTTTGAAAAAGCAAGAGCTAAATCGGAAGCCGCTTTAGCGTCTGCTAGAGCCTTATCTGAAGCAACCTTGGATGCTGCTAGAGCGTCTGCCAAAGCCTTATCTGCTGCAGTCTTAGCTGTTACTGCTTCTGCTTTTGCGTTAGTAAGTGCTGCATCGGCAGTAGCCTTTGCTGTATCTGCTTCAATCTTTGCCTTGGCTTCAGCATCTGCTAGAGCCTTGTCTGAGGCAACCTTAGCATCTGCTAGAGCCTTATCTGAGGCAACCTTAGCATCTGCTAGAGCCTTGTCTGCTGCTGCTTTAGCAACCTTTGCAGCTTCTACTGCTAGTGCTGCATCTGCTAAACGTCCAGACTTTTCTAAAGCAATTGAAGCCTTTAATGCTGCAATATCAGCACCCAGATCGGCAATAGCAAATTTAGCAATGGCTGACTTTACTGGTGCCGCAAATCCTGTTACTGGAGCAACTAGAGTTAGGCCAGTTACAATTATTGTAACTTCTCCTGCTACACCAACTGCAAGTGAGTATGAGGCAACTTCTGGAGACAATGCTTTAACAGATGAACCATCAGCAAAAGTTGAGCCGACGATTGTTGCTGTTACTGTATCTGAAGATGCGTTACCAAAAATATCAGTTGTTGAAACTGAGATTGCTGGAACTGTTCCAACTGCTGCTGCTGAAGGAACAGTAACTGCTAAATTATAAGCAGGTCCTGCTACGCCTTTAACATAAACAATTGTTGAATATGCACCATTTGTAACGATAACGGAACCAACTGTTGTTGATGTTGTATATGCGTAAACGGTAATTGCTGCACCTGTTGAAACGCCAGTAAGTGCTGAAACACCACTATTAACATTCTTTGGGGCATCTGCTGTGTGAAGAGCAGAAATTAATTTAACTGTTGATGATGCTGTAAATGTAACAGATGTAGTTGCATCTGCTGTTGCTGTAATTGCGACAGCGTTTGCTGCGTTAATTACATTTGTCGATGGCACCGCAATTGATGCAGGTGCTGCAGATGTAGTAGCGTTAGCAACTGTAGCAACTGTGACCGCAAGCGGTGCAGCAGTAGCTGAAATTGCAGAAACGCTCATAATTGCTAGGGCTGCAGCAGTAGCAATTGAGATTTTCTTTAATGAATTCATTCTTTATTTCTCCTTTTAATTTAGTTCGTTTATTTTAACATGGAAAGAACACGGATCTCCGCCTTCGTCCCATTCTTTTGCTTCTTCTTCTGTGAGTGGTGGACCTTCATGTGTATCGCAAAATACATCTGATATCCACCCCCTTTCGATTCCATTTTGGAACCAAATTTCAAACTCTAAATCCATTCTTCTAACTCCTTAAGAAGAGTATGTTTAGGCTTTGCGCCTTGAATGGTCTTTACAGGTTTACCACCCTTAAATAATACCATAGATGGTATTGAAGATATAGAGCATTCTAAGGTTTTTTTGGGATTCTCATCAACATTTAACTTACCAATGAGTACTGCCCCTTCATCCGATAGTTCTTGTAGTATTGGAAGCATCCTTTTACAAGGTCCGCACCATTCGGCCCAAAAATCTATCAAGATCAAATTATTTTGAGTAACTATAGTATCAAAGGATGCATCAGTTACTAAAATCACTCTGAATCCTTTAGTTCATCCGCCGCTTCATTAAATTTATACATAAACGCTTGAATAACAAAGATTGCTGTTTCATTAGCATTATCTGCCATTGCTTTAGATGCCTCTTCAGTTTTTTGATCCTCTGGAACAGAGTTATACCATTTCTGATATAACTCTGAACCGATTTCCTTAATGATTTCTTCAAGGACTGTCATATTAGCCATTAATTGCTGCCCCTATATTAATCAGAATTCCAGAACTTACGTGAGCATTTTTTGTTGGAGTTCCAGTATTTTTTAATAGGTTATAAATTTCTTGGTAAGATAAGAGTGGTTTAGCAGATTTTAATGCAACCCACTGAGCTGCTGCTATCTGAGTTGATACAGATGTTCCAGCAGCATTACCTTCACTTCCGCCTGGAAAAAATATTCTAGCAGAACCTTTTGCGTAAAAAGAAGTTTGTTTTAAATCTACATTACTGTAAGACTCAATCTCTCCGTATTGATCAGTTGCGCCTACGGCAATTGCATACGGCTGACACGCAGGCCAGTCAACTCTTTTATAATCATATGCGTTGCCAGCTGCAAAGAAAGCAGGCACATCTATTGATTTTAAGTTCCTAATTTGTAGATCGACTGCTCCATTAGTTGGGCAATAGCTAAACAATTTTAAAAGGTTGTGATGTCCTTGAGACATAGATACCGCTTGAATGTTATACTTGCTTTTATTGTCATAAACCCATTTTAAAGCGTTAGCCACAGATTTAGGTCCAGTTAACTGCCGTCCGCCATTTGCGGTATTTCCAATGATTCTAACAAATACAATTTTCATGTTTGGATTTTCTGTAATTGCAGCAGAAGCCATTTGAGTACCGTGATTAAATTTAGAGGTTGAAAGAATGCTAAGTGGTAAAACGGAAGAACCAGGACCCTCCATAAAAGAAGTTCCATTAGGGCAACTATTCCAATCTAGGATACAAACTTCATGGGCAATCTTTCCTTGAAAAATTGGTAATGATGTGTCAAGTGCTGTATCCAAAATTGCTAGTGTAGGTACTGATACTAAAACTTCTGACTTCATGGCTGCTTGAGCCGTTGTAGGAATGGCAATTGCTGTGGCTATAAGAGCCGCTATAAGTTTTTTATTCATAGGTATATCTTACTAAATAAATAGGATTTGTCAATAGATTATTCTTTTTTATACCATTTGCCAGAATCAAGCTCTGGGTCTTCCATACCTTGGGACTCCATTAAATTATTTACACATACAGTAAGTAATTCAACATGCATTTCTAATCTAATAACCTGCATTTCAAGCATTCTTAAGCGTTCTGATTTTCTCATTCTTCCTTCATCTCTCTATCCATTGGTGTAGGGGCTGTTGCCAAACTTCCACATTTTGCACATTCCATATCTAAGAAATATGTGGCTATTTCAAAGTTATCAAATACTACCTTGAGATTAAATATCTCGTTACCACATACGCATATGTGAGTTGGTGTTCCTCTTAGATCTATAGAATTACTATAGTCTATATAATTAAGATCCATTGCTTCCGCCATTTCTTGTTCTTCTTCTTTGTCTATATAGTAAAGACCAAAGTCGTACCTTTGAAGATATCTTTTGGCCAATGGAATAGCCAAAGCTAATCCAATTATCGGCAGAATCATTAAAGCTATCATCATAATAATTATTATACTCTACACTTGAATATATGTAAATGGTGGGGCTACGCTCATTGAAAATTCTGCTGCTGCTTCTAATGCTAATTTTAACCTCATTTTAGGATTCTTTTGGTTCTTAGTAGCATGTAAGGCTCCTAGCGCAAACATACCACCTGATCCTTCCGCCATATAATTAACTATATTCTCTCCCACATGAAAGTCTTCATCTATAGTAAATATTCTTCCGCATATACCTACTATAAAAATTCCACCCTCATCTTCTTGACCAGATACCTGACTTCCGTATCCACCGCCTCTAAATGATTCTTTAACTGAATCAATGAACTTGGTCTTCATAAACTTGTCTAATCCGCTATTAGTTTTAGTTGGCGTATATCTTGGAGGAGTCCAGGAGTACTGTAAAATTTGACCCATTCTAAAACTATCAGTAAATGCTATGCCATACTGACCAACCTTAAATACCTTGGGGTCTTTTCGACTAAGTATCCACCCAGACTTTTCATCAGAAGCTGCGTGGTCGGCAGCCATATAGACTACATCATTCTGAGCTATTGCTACAATACAGGTCATACTCTTAGTATACTAAATATAAATTCGAAGCGCTAGTCCTCATCATTATGTATTTGAGCATGAGTTAGTTTAATTAAAGTCTCTTCTAATTCAGCACGAACTACAATTAATTCTTGTATGGCTTCATAGTATTTATCTTTCCATTCATCTAAATCCCGCTCAATTTTGTACAGTTTAATTTGAAGGTCTTTTAATTCTATTTTTAGCATATCCTGTTCTTTTTCAGATTTTCTAATTTTTTCTCTTTTAGACTCTCTGATTGAAGATATGACAGCAGTTCCCGCACCGCTTACTAAGGATGCCAGAATGCCAAATAAGACGGTATTAAATTCCATTATGTACTAATTATACCCTATAATGTTAATTAAACTAATAATTCAGACGCAGATATATCGTTTCCGCAGTATCTTTTCTTCAATATAAATTCTTTTACTGAATCTGATCCTATTTGCCTACCCGCCAAAATAACTACCCAGCGTGGTTCAAATTTTGAAGTAATACAAGTTTCGCACATTAATAGATTAATGGGCAATAAAGAAGACTTTCTTACATTTAATTTGTTCTTTGGCTTATTGCAGCAATAGCATAATATTTTTTCCATTAGTTCTCTTCCGTAATATGTTCAAACACGATTTCTTCCATTATAGCAAACTCATCATTTTCAATTAATTCTTCCACTTCAAACCCATTCTTTTTGTATTTAATAAGGGAAGCAAAAGCTCCCAAGTGTTCGGCAGTTCCAAAGGCATTCTCTTCATGTATATATACTATAATTACTCTATCGTACTCCTGCATCTGGAACTCCTTCTAACTCGCATCTTACTCCATATGATTCTATTATATTTTTTACCATCTCGATATACTCAATAACTTGCGCCTTGAGTGATCCATCATAATATTTAAAATTGCTTTCATATAGTCTAATTGCCAGGAATTCAGGATACTTTACAATATCCATCTTTAAATCTTTTGAGGGTTTATAGATCTCTCTAATCTTTCTAGCCATTTCTTTATTATAAAATACTGGCTTATTGGGTTCGCCAGTCCAATGATTCATTCCATACTTAAAGTGATCTTTATCTCTATCAATGAATGTCATTTTTTTTCCTTATCTTTTTCCACACATCTTGAGTTTTATGGACATTTCTTGCTTTATCTATAGATCCAGAATTTAAATAAATTCCGCCCCATACTCCAGACTCATTGTTTTCTGTAGCAGACTTAAAGCAAAGTTTTGATACTGGGCACATAAGGCAAGCTTCATCTATACTTTTAGCGGTATTTACATCTGATTCATATTTCTCATAAAATAAATTAGTATCCATGCCCCTACATATTGCTAGGTGCCACCAATCTAAATCATCTGAATCAATACCTAAATCATTTAAAATATTTGACATATTTTTTGGGTAACTTCCAAATCCCTTTATTATCGACGGAGATCTTTTCTGCCGTTCCCCACTCTTTTAAAAACATGCCATCTTTTCTAGTATATCCGCTAGAATCTTTTTTCCAAATTATTAACTCATAGTTGTTCCAAAAAGCCTTCTGGTTCTTAGCCTTGGATCTCTCTATGAATATTTGTGCACCTAACAGATTTAAATGTAGCATTGGTTTCCTAAACACTAAACCGTAGCATCCCAAGTATTAAGTATACAGGAAGTACTACGGCTGTGTCAATCTATTTTAAGCTAGTTTTCTTGAATTTTAGTTATATTAACACTTTTAATTTCGTCATCTATATTAAATATATCGCCTATATATTCTCTGGCATCTTCTTCGTTAAAGGCCTCTACTTCGACCTCTACGTTTAATTTGACCTTATAAGTGTTCATATTACTAGTATACCATTTTTAGGCTTTTGTGGCTTTAGCCGACTTAACCTTTTCTGATAATTGACGCTCTTCTACCTCAACATCGGCTACCGTTTTAGCGCTCTTGTCTACTGTAGAGAATGCAGAATTAATTTCATCTATTGTTAGCTTTCCATCGTCCATAAATGCACGAGCTAGCTTTTCTACAACTGCGGCTACTGCTGTTAGTCCAGCAACTGTAATTGCTTTAGCGGTTGAAATACCAGCAATTGCGCCAGCGCCAATAACCGCTAAACCATTCGCAGCAAATACCGCTACGATACGCATAATAATATTTTTAATATTTTTTACACTTTCCATAGTTATTCCTCCTCTTTATTACGTATTGGGCTTGTTAATACCCATAGGGCTGTTGTTGCCATGATTCCATATCCAACAATTGTCTTAGCACTACCGTCCAAAACTACCCAGGCTATAAACATTCCAAGGAGAGTCCATGCCTGGTCTACCATATCTTTTAGGATATTTTTTACTATTCTTACCATCTTCTTCCTCCTCTTGATGCTGGTGAATTTGATCCTCCACCAGAACTTCCGCCGCCTGTGCTTCCACCTGTTGCTCCACCTGCAGCTACTGCTGCTGCGTTAATTGCCGCTCCTGCCGCTACAACTGTTGCCACAACCATATCTGTTGCTTCTTCTCTTTCTTCTTTTGACATATCAGCACCGATACTTCCAAGTGCTGCTAACGCTGCTCCAGGATCTGAGAATGCTTCTTGAAGCAATGCTGCGGGATCTTGCAATAATTCAACTTGTGCTGCTACTTCCGCAGTAATAACAACTGCGTTTCCTTGCTCATCTGTTCTAACATCAACTGGTGTTTCTGCTGGAAGATCTTTATACTCAATTCCAGAATCTTTAATTTGTTCAGAACTTAAAGCTTCTCCATCTGCCTGTGCAACTAGCGCATCTGCCACTAATGATTTTTCTGATTCATTTAACTTACCGCCATCTGCAGTCAATACTTCTACAAGATTAGCGACCTCAGCCTTACTAACATTTCCATCAGACATTAAGGTATTAACAACTTCGTTAGCCTGGGCCTGAGTAATAGTATTACCAGTAATTACTGCTGCTACTGCTTCTTTAACTTCTTCTTTAGTTGTTTCATTCTTTGCTTTTTCTGCAGCAATTCTTTCTGCTTCTAGACGTGCCTCTTCTTTAGCTTTGGTTGCTGCCTCTTGTTTGGCTTCTTCTACTGCCTTAGCCTTTGTTTCCGCTTCTGCTTTCTCGGCAGCAATTCTTTCTTCTTCAATTCTTTGGCGTTCAAGTTCTGCAAGACGTTCTGACTCTGCTAATTCTGCTGCTATTCTTTCTTCTTCAGCCTTAGCTGCTGCCTCTGCCTCTGCCTCTGCTGCAAGTCTTTCTTCCTCTGCTTTTGCATCCGCTTCTTCTTTCGCTATACGGTCAGCTTCTGCCTTTTCTTCTGCTGCTTTAACTTCTTCTGCAATACGATCTGCTTCTGCTTGGGCTTCTATCTCTGCTTGAATTCTTGCTGCTTCAATCTCTGCTTCTATACGCTCTGCCTCGGCTTTTGCTTCTTCTTCCGCTTTAACTCTTTCTTCTTCTGCTGCTGCTTCTTCCGCTGCAATTCTCTCTGCCTCTGCTTGAGCTGCTTGTTCTGCTGCTATTCTAGCAGCCTCAACCTCTTCTGCTATTCTTGCTGCCTCAGCCTCTGCTGCTATACGAGCAGCCTCAATCCCTGCTGCTATTCTTTCAGCCTCAAGTCTTTCTGCTTCTGCTAGTCTGGCAGCTTCTGCTAATCTTGCTACCTCTGCAAGCCTTGCCACTTCTACCAATCTTGCTGCTTCTGCTAACCTAGCAATCTCTGCAAGCCTTTCTACCTCTGCTAACCTAGCAACCTCTGCAAGTCTAGCAACTTCTGCAAGTCTTGCTACTTCTGCAGTAATGGCTGCTATTCTTGCAGCTTCTTGCTGTGCAGCCAACAATGTTGCAGCTTCTGCTTGAAGTCTTGCTACTTCAGCCAATCTTGCTTCTTCTGCTATTCTGGCAATTTCTGCTAGTCTTGCAACCTCAGCAAGTCTTGCTACTTCAGATAATCTTGCTACCTCCGCTAATCTTGCTACCTCCGCTAGTCGTGCTACTTCTGCAGTTGCGGCTGCAATTGCGGCTTCAGCTGCTGCTGCTGCTTGTGCTGCTGCCTGCTCTGCAGCAATTTCTTCTGCAGTCTTTCCAATTTTAAGTGTAACAACATTTGAGTTTACAGAGTATAGGGCTAATGTATCATTATCTGATCTAATATGAAATGACCAAACAGTTCCACTTGGCCTCAAGCTTTCAAGCAGGGAGTGATCAATTGTTATTGTTGTGTTTAAAGAATTAGGTCCACCAACATTTCCAGTTGCAATTCCCCATCCGTTACACCCAGAACAATTAAAACTTATTGCATACCTTTCTGGCTGAGTGTTGCCAGTGTCTGGTGAATCCCAGTCTAAAACTGTTGAAGTTGAACCATCAACAACAGTCAAGTTTCTTGGGGGGCCTATTGTTTTAACTACTGGTGCTGCTTGTGAAGTAAAGGCTGACGAGGGAATAATCTGCATTGAGCCAGATTGATCCCAAGCAAGGCTGACCCAGGCCCCGCCACCATTTTCATAGTACATTAACTCTATGGTCTTTGGGACTCCTGCTGTAAATGATACTGGAGAACTTATAGTTCCTCCACCACCCTTATCAACCCAATCATCTGCTATTAAAACGCCATCAATATAAATCCTAGTTCCGTCGTCTGCTTCTGCTAAAAATAATATATTTTGCGTTGTGTTGCTAAGAATAGACCCAGTAAATCTTACAATAACGTCTTCCGAAGGACCACCCAAAACACTGCCACTACCCCACTGAAAGTCAATGTTAGGTACATTTGTTGTTACTGTTGCAGTATCCCCTTGTGGTATGTAAGGAGAGCCATTCTGACCGAGTACGTTATGTACTTGAGCAGTTAAACCTTCTGCTGCATGAGCTTCGTTTGGAACAGCAAAAAGCCAACCTACGGATAGCAGGAAGGCTGTAAATACTCTTAACTTTCTAGTCAATTAGGGGTTCTCCTAGGAATACAAATTTTGTATCACATAAGAATTATATCATGATTGACTATTTAATTACTTAGGGTTATCCGTTTTATAGAAGCCATTACCTTTAAACTGTATACCAAAAGGGGTGAAATGTCTTACCATTTTAGACTCACACTCTATGCAGGAATACTGATCTTCTGGATCATTGATTCCTCTATTTATCTCTAGTATTGCATGTGCTTCATCATCTGCACATCTGTATTCATAAACAGGCATTACTTTACTTTCTTTGCTCTAATCTTTGCTAAAGATTCAAAGTCTTTTACCTTAGTATCTCCAAGATAACCCCACGCATATCCATCATTAATCATCTGTTGATTAACTGAAACTTCTTGTCCATCTATAAATATCCAACCAAGGATACGACCATACTTTTCTGAGCTGTCCATCTTTTCAGTTTTAATCACAATTGACTTAGCATCTTTCAGTTTATACTTAAGATATTCTTTTGCTTCTAAGCCCAATGCTTTTTCTGCCTTATCGGTTGTACGACTTTCTGGGGTATCAATACCAGCCAACCTTACTCTTGAGCTAAATGAAATATCAAAACCTAGATCAATGTCTACGTCTATAGTATCTCCATCTACTACTTTGCTAAGATTTTTTACATGGTATTCGTACATGGTATCCCCTTAAATTATAAAGAGCCGTTTATCCACATGCTCAGGTGCATCCTATGGTAGCGTCCATAGGTTTCTATTATACCTTATTTAATTTTAATAGTTTTAGGCTTCTTTTCTTCTGGGATAATACGATCAACTCTAATGTTGAGCATGCCATCCTCAATTGAAGCACCAGTTACTTCCATGTATTCACCCAAAGCAAATGTTCGTGTGAATTTACGGGCGGCAATACCTTTATGCAGATATTCTCCATCTGTAACTTCTGTAATTTCACCTTTAACAATTAATGTGTCATTATCTACTGATAAAACTAAATCATTTTTTGTGAATCCAGCGACTGCAATTGATACTTGAAAAGTATCTTCGTCTAACTTTAATACATCATATGGGGGATAGGTTTGACGAGTGGCAGTTTGATGAACATTAACCATTCTATCTAATTCCCGATTAAAGCCAATAAAAAATGGATCCTTGAAAAGATCCATAGCAAAATTTGTTACCATTTTATTTCTCCTTTTTAAGCAAATAAATTAATATACGGGTCCTCAATTGAGCGACCCGTATATTATTATAACAAATAATTTATTAGTTGTCTACTTCTTCTTTGGCTCTACTGCAGGCTTCGCTGCTGGTGCTGCCTTCTTTTTTACTGCTGGCTTATCTGCCTTGGTTTTGATTGGTTCGCCAAATGCTGGGCGACCAAATCCAACAACAGCCACTGGTTGAGATTTACGAAGCTTAGAGCCATTCTTCTTTTTATAGGCACGATTCTTGAGACAGGCTTCTCCACCATTTCTCTGATCTCCCTTTTTATCTCCGCTAGTATTTCCTTCTACTACGTCAACTGTGCCGTCTTCATTTACCTTAACAACAATTCCAACATGTGAAATTCTATCTACGCCATCATTTGGAAAATCAAAGTAAACAATATCTCCAATTGCTGGTACTGCTTCTTCAACCTTTTGCCATGTGCCAGCCTTTACAAAAGCTGCTGCGCCTGCTGGGGTATAAACTGTATTCGGAACCTTTACACCAGCTTGGTTTGCACACCACATAACAAATGAACCGCACCAAGGCTGAAAGTTAGACTTTGTAAACTTTCCATACTTTGTTTCATTATCTTTTGGACCTTCAATATATCCAACTTCACCTAAAGCTACTTCTACTAGCCTTGCTGCTGATCCTTGTACTGCTGACATTTTATTCTCCTTTTATTTTAATTGCTGCATATTATTTTAGTAATAATTCTGTTTTTATTATACCATTTTATCTGTATTTTTATCAACCAGTGCCTTCGGCAGGGATCGAACCTGCGGCCAGTCGGGTAGAAACCGAATGCTCTGTCCTCTGAGCTACGAAGGCAATTTAATTATATATTAAATTCTTCGTTTATATCAATAAGTCCTGATGCTTTAATGATATCCATTCCTTCTGGAGTAATTTCAATTATAGCCTCTAAAGATTCATCATATGAAACGTTAATTAATCCCTTTTCATATAATTCTATTAAAGTTGAGTTAACATGATCTTCATGAGCTTCCCATAATTCTGGAGCCAACTCTTTAGCAGCATCGGTTATTTTAAAGATAAACTCTCCATCATCTTCTATACCCATTACTTCAATAGCGCCTATCTCTAAATAAAAGGCTAACTTCTCGTCTTCGTCCATATATTAATTATATACCTTTCCGTGCAACAGCTCGGACTTGAACCGAGGATTACCGAATTATGAGTTCGGGGCTTTAACCAACTAAGCTACTGTTGCTTAGGTGTATATTATAACGTTCCGTCTTCGTTTTTGTCAATGGTGCTCTCAACAAGTTGCTGTACATATTCTGAGAAATGCTTTCTAATGTTTCCGCTTGGCCTAGTACCCAATACTTTCCATAGTCTTTTATATTCAATTACATTAGAGAAAGTAGTAGGACAAAGCATGACTTCGTTATATTCTTTTAATATAGTTGGAAGGGGTACATGTTTTCCACAGCACTTGCATTCTTTAGCTTTTTCTTGATATATACTCATAATATCTGCATCCTATCCATTGCTTCTTGTAAGTTTTCAGGCATTCTTGGTGCCCTAATTAAATTATATGATTCATCTTTTTCTTCTCGTGGATTAAAATCATTGTCAAAACTCATAGACTCGTATGTATGTATCTTTATTTCATTATCCATATTTGGTCTAGTTCTACTAATAGAATTGTATACTGCTCCACATACAGCATCTGCTAAGTCTTTAGAACCTTTTCTAGGGTGATCCACCCTGTCCCGCATAATTTTAAGTTGTAGCAATTCATCAATAAGTAGTTTAATTGCTGGACCAGATAATCTTTCTTCCATGACAACCATTGCCATATCATCATAATGTTTTTTAGCAACAGACAATAATTCTGTATTAATTCCATATGACTTTAATTGCTGCATCATGTCATGTGAGTTCCAGCGGTCAAATGTGCAAGCACGAATGTTAAAGCCACGAGTCTTTAGAGATAAAATATAATCTTTTACTTCAGTAAAATCTACTGACTTATCTGGAGTAGGGGTCCAATATCTAACAGCATCTACGCTAACAATTGGAGCTGGTTGAGAGTATTCATTTGTTACTTTAACATTAACCCACCTATCAACATGCGCTAAAGCTACAGCACAATGGTCATGCTTCTGAGCTAAGTCAACATGAATAAAATAATCTTTATCATCTTCTGGTTTAAACCATTCTTCTATTCTACCAAAATTATCCACTGCTAAATTCATTTTATTAAATGCCTTTTCAATCTTTTCACGAGACTTAAAGAACGCATCAACCATTTCTGGTGGCATACAAGCAAAGCGTCCTAGGGCATCTAGACTATTTTTATAAAATGCTGTCTTAAAATCATCAATACTTCTAGTTGGATTTACTTCCCAAGTAGGTCTTTTTAATGCGTAGACTTTTGGAATCAAATATGATTTAATATGATCTTCTTCCCATTGAACTTCAAACTCATTGCCTTCCGTTCCGTCTGGAAGATCTTCATCCATCTTAAAATGATGGGTACGTATAATAGTTTCTTTTTCAGCAATAACAGAATCGTAAAACTTTTGGATAGGATCATTTTTGAAGCGTGGGAATGAAAGAAGAATTACTTTGCCAAAGTCTGGGAAACGAGAATCAACTGATGCACGATACATATCATATATAGCATTAGCAGTTTTAGCTTGATCGTGACCAGTAGTATTATCTGTAGCAAATCCTGATATCTCATCTAGGATAACTACGAGTACGTTATATCCTTCCCATGCCTCACGTTCTGAGTGACCTGAGTGAACTGTAACTGATTTATCAAACTTCATTTCAGAAGCTTTGTCCGTATACTTCCCAACAAACCACGGCGATCTTTCAATGCGTGTTTTAAATCCTTTAAAGAAAACATTATTAGCCTGCTGAGCATTTATAGCAATATTAAGAATGTCAATTGCATCTCCTGGAGGCTTTCCGTAATAGGTGGCTGGATCCTTTAAGCATAATAATAAATATACTATATATGAAACTGCAATGGTCGATGAATAATCTTTACCAGAACCTTTACCAAGTTGAGCAATTACTTCTGTAGCCGTCTGCTTATACATTCTTGCGCCCTCTTCGTCTCCAAAGAGTTTCTTTAGCGTAGCTTCTTTATAAATCTGAGAACTTTTTTCAATTAAAGTGTATTGTGCTTCTGAAAGTGGCGGAAGCGCAAGAAATTGTGGATCTGTTACAAACGTGCGAAGATCAACTGGGCGTTCATCAAATTCTTCGCCATCCAGCATGTCAATGAGATCATCAAAATTAAAGTCCACTGACATCCTCTACTACAATTGATTCAACTACTCCTGTAATTTGAGATAGCCTTCTAGCAACATCCATCTTACATTTACCGCAGCTTGAAGTTACTTCTTTTAAAATTCTAACTAAAATTTCCTGCTTGCGTTCCGTCTCAGCAATTTGATCTGCCATTTCAGCATTGTCTAATAATCCTACTTGCTGAAGCATTCCTATACGCTTTGTCTCAATATCGGCAATTAATTTTAGGGCACCAGATTTAATGCCAAGCTGTCCAGATTGATCTGCATCTTCTACAGTTTTCCATGCCTCTTTAATTAACATAGCATAGTGTTGATCGGCACCAGATATTGCTTCTTTAGCACGATCTTTAGCATTCTGATCATTGTGGACTACGGATTTCCATTCGCCAATTAATTCAACAACATCTTTGCGGGGAAACCCAGTAATAGTAGCAATAGCAGTAGCATTATTACCCTTAAGTAATTCTTCTACAACTTTGTTCATTCGGTCAAAATGACTCGATAATTCTATGTCTGACATTTAATTAGTATACCATCTTAGTCGACTAAAATCAATCACATAATTTATATAAAACTAAATAACCAATCATATCTTCTATATCATTATCTCCTGGAAATGACTCGGCATTTTTAATTCTGCTTAATTTATCATCAAGTCTAACCATAATTTGTTCTTTTGGATCCGCCTTGCTAAATACTCTAACTGGATTTAAAGCAGAGTTTCCATAAGATATATTCTTTTTAATTAACATCTCCGCAATTTCTAAACATTCTCTTAAAATTTCATGTCCAGATGGAGCATCAATTGCTGAAAGCTGTAGATCTGTAATCCAAGTTTGATAACCTTTATC